AACCAACCTAGAGCAACACCAATTAATAAACCAATTAACATTAACATATTATTATAGTATTACTAAATAATAAACTTTTATTCCTTTAAGCTGTCGCCATAGCGCGCACTTCTCACGGGAAACCGTAAGGAGTGTGCTGGCAAACAAGCTGTTGGGATCAATATTTTTCCCTTAAGGTGTCTATTTATAGGCGACACACCCCCGCTTATTGGCGTCTGATAACTTACGAGTCATGAAATATGGCCCCGGCCTTCCCAAGTATGCGCGACGACGCGGAAGGTCTGTTTTATGTCGCAAATCAGATTTAACACTTAACGACCTTATAAGTATATTTCTAATTACAAAATAAAGCCATACAAGACAAAATTTGCCTACCACTACATATAGTGGTACAATTTAAATTGACATACTACAGGTAGTGTACAAGCCATTGCCTGTGGATAAGTGCGCAATAAAAAAGAGGAGAACTTTTGTTCCCCCCTTTTTTTATTGTATATGTTAAAGTACCCTGTGGATAACTATTTATCCCAACTTTTGACAAAATCCTCTAAAGCGTGTTTAAAAGCCTGAAAGTCAATCGGTCTTATTCTGATCATCTCTTTTATTAATACTTCAACTTTTTCATCAATAATTATCGGTGTCGGGATAACTGGCGCGACGTTAATAATATCAACCACTTTTTTTTGTCTCTTTTGATTTGGCATATAAAATGACTTAAATTAATATCCGCGTATGTATCGTATAACGGTTTTGTCCAAAATTTACTAATAAAATACGTTCTAGTGGCTAACTGTGACCACTTAATACCGTTCATATCATCAAAAGAACGCTGTTTCCGGGTTATTCTTATGACTTGAAATATAGGTTTAGAACGTTCATTTTTGGGAAATCTAAACACCGAGTGACAACTATATCGTTCATGAACATTAGATCTAATACGAACGTCTATGTGACCAAAATCTTGGGTTGTGGTAATGATGTCTAAACTTTGATGACGATGGCTGGCTATCTTATCAGCGAACGTAATCGGCAGCTCAGCCCAGTTTCTAGCGTCAAACAATTTTTGCCCCTCGTCAATACCTATAACCCCATGGATTATATTAAATGTTTCTGAAAGAGCATGCCAGCGAAAGACGCCGGCATTTTCGTTTGGAAAATTAAGGGAGACATTACAATAAATATTTTCCCCTAATTTTCTTGCCTTTAATAATAGCCGAGACATTAAATACGTTTTTCCCGACCCTGTTAAACCGTCAATGACTGTTATCATAAACTATAACCCCAATTTATGATGTCGTCTTCTGCGTTTTGATTTTACAACCACCAAAACGATTTTTGATTTTTTTCTTCTTTTCATATATTTAAATTATATATCAATCGGGCCAGAACCCCTAACCCAATTAAATATTTTCATTAATAGTCTAACTGCTAAATAAATTGTTAAAAATGTAATAAGAGTATGTAAAGCAATTAATAACTGATCAATCGGAAAAATTATATTAAATGTCATTAAATTCTGACAAAAATAAGTAAAACCAGATAAGACCGATGTTGGCCAGATATGCCAATCACCGGAAATAAAAGACGCTGTATTGCCAATAACACTTAAAAAGAAAGAAAAAATATATAATATTATATCTGTTATCATACTTTTTGTATTATAAAGAAAACCAATAAAGCGGAGAGTATCCAAATTACAAAAGTCAATGTCGTTCTAACTGTATTTGCGTTTGTTTCGCCTATCGCATTTGATATAGTAGTTGATGATATAACCGGAAGAATAATAAAATTGCTTGATGTTGAAGATAATCTCTCTATAAAAGGAACTCCAATCGTTGTACTTGCTGTAGATGTCGCACTATCAATAGCGGTATTAATTGCGTCTGCTACATCAAAGTATGCATTAAAAGGAAAACCGGCCTTTATCGCGCTATATCCACTTTGAAAATAATTTAACGCGGTACAACTAGGGCTTGTCAGCCAAAACATAGCTTTTGTTATCCCATTTCTTACCGAGCATGATAATGTCTCATCTGTACACAACTTATTTTCATCTAACTCTATACTAACACATGGTTGAGATTGCGGAATATTTTCAAAAGTGTCGGCCGTGTTCTGCCATGTCACTAAAAAAACAACCGGATTAGCTGTATACATTGTTAGATCATAAATATTAAGATAATGCGGTGTCACCCTATACCTTTCGGCAACTGTTGTGGTTGTTCCTAGTCTTGTAGTTGGCGCCGGTAATGTGAAAAAACTTTGTCCGGGAGTGGCGGTGGTACTAGTGCCGGCAGTCACTAAAGAACTTAAGATATAACTTTTTGTAGATGTCGCCCCGGTATAATCTGTAAAATATTCAGTTGTACTAGACGCCTCACTACAGCCAATATCACCGCATCGTGAAATTTCTAAATAGGCTATTGCGCCAAAAAGAGTATTAGATATTAAAGCTGTATTATAACTATAATAAAAAACTGTATTTGTATCCTCAATTAATGATCCAAGTGTCGGCTGGTTTCTTGGAAAAATAATATTATTATAACCATTTGAGCCACCGTCTGGATAACCTGTAGGCGCAACATAAGGTGTTAATAATAAAGCAGTCAATGCAATACCAAAATTGTCAGGATTAGTAATTTGATAAGTATATCCAGTTGAATGAGTAGGTGTTTTAAATATTGTTTCAATAGCGCCATTAAAACTATTTTGAGATTTATTTAATAATATTGTACTTGAAGCTTGAGTTAAAGTATTTGATGCTTGCCAATTTTTCCAAGTTGAAAATAAATAAACATAGGGAATCTCTGTTTCTATAGGATATACAGCGTTATAAGAAGTTCCTGTATAATCAGTCCAAGGATCAGCTATTTCTGTGACTGCATTAATGGGGTAGTCTTCGTCTAATCCTTCAAACAAAATACAAAAACCAGTTGCCCTATAATTATTCCCTGACCAAGAATAAGTCCCAACAAGTGGATTTTTAATATAAGACGCACGAATACCAACCCCTAAAGTAGTGATTCTAATATCTCTGAATAAATCTGTTGATGTGGCTGTGCCATAAGTAAACGTTGTGTCTCCGTCGACGTTTATATCACCACATAATAAAATTGCCCCATAATTATATGCTGGCACAGTTAAATTACCGTCAACAACTGTTAAAACAGTTTCTACAATTTCCGCCTTAACTGGGGTCGCAAATAATAATAAGCCCAAGACTAAAAAGACAGACAGCGACAATAACAACTTCAATTGTAGGCGACATATTTTCATAACTATTTAATTAAAAAAATCTTTTTACCATGCAAAGTTAAAAAGCGCGCCATTGCTAAATTCATTATTCCTAAATTAGTTTTTACCATACATTTACTTTTAACCTTTTAACTTTAACCTTTTTTTTATCTTCATCTTTTTCCCACCAACAAAAAACGATATTAATAAAGTAAGCAAATACTTTCCCAGAGACATACATTATAAAAAACATTAATAATAAAAGGTGTATCCCTATAAAAAATTGAACGATGAAATTGTCTATATATGGCAAGTAAAACATATAAGCGAAAAACCCGGCCAGTTTCCCAGCCGGGTTTAAAAATTAACGATGAGTGATGCCAATCAATCTTTTTCCAAAGACGATTAAGCCGATGACAACGCCAAACACCAAAATGTATGGCCAGTAAACAGTAATGACAGTTGTCGCTAAAGAAACGACCGTGTTGATGATCGCTGTACCTAGAGTATCTAGGGTACTTGTTGCGGTAGGCATTTTGTTTTTGCTTTAGTTTATAAAATATATAAGCGCGCCCGACTTTTTAAATTAATGGCGTTCTCCGATAGATAAAAGAAAATCAACAAACATAAATATTGCGATCATAAATACTGGAAAACCGATAAGAAAAAATATTGCTTGGCCTAAATCCATATTATTTCTTTTTAAAAATAAAATAAACCAATCCGGTCATTAAGCATGTTAATGTTAAAACCGCGTAAACTAAATAAAAATCTAAAAAAGGAATAAAATAGCTAGCCTCAATTACCGTAATATACCCGGTTGTTTGATCAGTTGATGTAGCGATGTATGAAATGTAATCAATATTGTTCATATTGTATCAAACCGTTGCGCTGGCGGATATACCGCATCGGTTTTATTATAGCAATTTTTTAAAAATTTCGCAAATTTTACATTGGCATAGGCCTGAAAGAGTCAGACGGAATATTGTTTTTATTTTTGCCAATTTTTTTTAAATCATTTCCATATTTTTTCATTTCTTCTAGCATTTTAAACTTAACTAGAATATCTTCTAATTGTCCGGCTCGAACCTCTTCAATTTTTTTAAAGTCATGATAGAAATCAAAGGCATATTTTAAT